TCTGTAGCCTTCTCACCTGACGGTAACTATGTAGTCAGTGGAAGCTGGGATAACACAGCAAAGGTGTGGGAAGTAGCAACAGGTAATGTGATAACAACCTTCACAGGACATTCGTATGATGTTCGTTCTGTAGCCTTCTCACCTGACGGTAACTATGTAGTCAGTGGAAGCTGGGATAACACAGTAAAGGTGTGGGAAGTAGCAACAGGTAATGTGATAACAACCTTCACAGGACATTCAGATGATGTTTATTCTGTAGCCTTCTCACCTGACGGTAACTATGTAGTCAGTGGAAGCTGGGATAACACAGCAAAGGTGTGGGAGTTTAATGATAAACTAATAAACTCTGTCAGGATGGGATATAAGTATAGATTTAATGCAGGCACAGGTACTTCTATGTTAATAAAAGAAATAGCATTAAGAACAGGAGATTATTCTACAAGTTCATCATATGATGATAGATATAATAATGACTGGGTGGCAAGACAGGTTCCAACTAACGCTATAGATAAAAAAGATTATCATCAATTGGATATAACCTGGGTTATAGAAGTTAAAAGTCCAACTATTTATTATACAACTACAATAGCTGACGGGCAAAGAGATGGTACTTCAATAGATATTGATGTAGAAATAGCAAATAGAGCTTTAGCTGATATATCAAAATTTAATCTTAAATCATTAGATAGTTTTTTCGGAATATCAGGTACACCGCAATTTGCATTAGGCACTTCAAATGCTAAGAAATATCCTTTAGGGACTGAAAATATTGAATTAGGCTTATCTTTAGAAGGAACTGACATATCAGGCGGATTTATAGCACCATTTGAAGTAACACAAGAACCTTATACAGCTGGTAGTTATTCAAGAACATTTAGGGTAGGTTTAGAGTCAGACCAAGGCAATCACGCTGACGGTTTGGGAGAAATAATATTAAGGAATAGTGCAGGAGATTATTTCGGTAGAGTGTTATTCACTCCACCACTTGATAAGGTTAACACTTATAGATTTTACTTTGATATAACATTTTCCTTAAACCCTAGTTAAGATGGTGATTAAATGAATTTTGTAGAAAAAGGAGTTTACGGTGATGAAAATATGCCTGATGTTAATAATTACCGTACATTAGCATTAGGCACACGAGAAAGTCCTAATATTGATTTATCAGAAGCATTTACAGTATTAGACGAGATAAATTCGGGCAAGATTAGTTGGTTTAGTAGACCTATCCAGGGAAATGAGATAGATATACTTACTTCTATGGATAGCGGCAATAGTTGGGATAAAATGATTAACGGGCAGTATATACAGAATGTTAAACAGCTAAATGATGATCCATTTATCAAGCTGCGGTATGTTATTAGAAGTTATATATCTATGATAATACCCGAAAACAGTCCTAAAGTTTATTCTTTAGTAATAACTTTAAGTGATAAAGAACAAAATACATGGGATAAAGAGGTAAAAATACCATTAGAGTGGAATGAGGTGAGCTAAATGACAGGTACAGAGATACAAAGTTATGTAGAAAGCAGGTTAGGAAGGACATTAAGTCCTGATGATATATTGCTTGCTATAAATGAATGTTTAGACGAAATAGCTGATTTAGCCCTTCTTTATGCAACAATAGATTTAGATGTTACTGACGGCACTCAATGGTATGAACTGCCAGAAGATTTTTCAACAATAGAACATCTGATTATCTATGACAACGGAGAACATTATTATGAAGGCTGGATATATAGAAATGGTAGTATAAGAATACCTGACGCTGGAAGTTATAAGATAGTTGCAAGAAAAATGCCTGATTATCTAAATGATATAGCAGAGCCTATCAATAATCTTCACAGAATGTATAATAATGCAGTTAAATATTATGTTTTAGGCTGGATAAGAGAAAATGAAGATCTAGACGATCAGATTTCAGAAAAGTATTATCAGAAGTTTACAGAAAAAGTCCAAAGAGCAGCAAGCAGTTTAATTTCTACTAAATCACCAGCTAAAGTACAGGTGATCCGCCGTGCCTAATACTATTCAACAATTTGCTGACGCTGATTTTAATATGGGGTTGAATGTTGATATACCAGATATAATGAAAACTAATGAAGAATTAACTGTAGCTGAAAACTTAGAGGTAATGAATAGAGGTGGTGTCCGCAAAAGAGGTGGATTAGAAAATGTAAATACCACAGCTTATACCGGGCGAGTAACACAGGTGTTTGAATGGCCTAGAGATGACGGGAACATTCATTTAATGGCTATTATTAATAAAGAATTGTGTGATTTAGCAGGTGATGGTAGTTATACAGCCATTAAAACTTTAAATTCCGATAGAGTAGCATATTTCTTCTTACAGGACAAGTTATACTTTATTGATCCTGGTACTGAATACTATGTATATGATGGCTCAACAGTACAGGCAGTAACTCCTAATCCAGACGCAGAAAATAATTTAGCACCGATTAGAAACTGTCAATTTGCTCATTATCATTCTGAAAGTAATAGAATATTTTTTGCAGGAAATTATCAGGAAATAAATGCTTTATACTACAGCGAATATTTAGATCCGACTTTTGTTAAGGGAACAAGCGTTGTTTATCCTACAAGAGCAGAAGGGCCAATATTAGGCCTGTCAGTGTTAATGGACGCTATTATAGTTGGATATAGACATGGCAACTGGATATGGAGGGGAATAGACCCTGCAGCAGACGCTATTTGGGAGAAGTTGCCTACAGCACACGGACCGATAAATGGAGACGCCTTTGCTTTAACTACAGCCAGTTTATCTATGGTGTCAGATGATGGTATATTTGCATTATTACCTTCTATCATTGGTATTTCAATGGAAAATGAAGCAGATCAAAATTATATAGCAAATATCACAAAAGATAGAGTTAGCAGCATAATTAAAAATTGCACTAATAAATCAGCTATCAGAACAGTATTCCATTCTGAAAGTGGTAGGTTTATGATGGCTTATTCTGACGCTGCAGATGGAATAAACAATAAAATTTTAACTTTTGATTTTGATACAGCAGCTTTTTCTATATATACAGGAATACAGGTTAATGATTTTTGTCAGCTTATTAATGGTGATTTATACGCTGCTAGCGATAACTTCATCTTTAAATTTACTGATGATAGTACAGAAGATATAAGACCAGACGGAACAGCTGCTATAATACCATTTAAGATGAGAACGGCTAAATATAATTTTGGTAATCCTTTTTTAAGAAAAAATATCCATAAAATATTTATAATTTTTAAGAATTATGGCGAAATACACGAATTAAAAGTTAGCCTTTATGTAGATGATACCAAGCAGGACGAATTTATACTCAATGGTAATAACACAGATAATGAAACAATAACTAAGAGAATTAAAACTTTATATTCTGGCAACAGTTTTCAACTAGAGATAGAGAACGATCAATATTCACCAGTAGAAATTTACGGGTTAGGCTTCTATTATTCAGAAGCAGATACAGGAGGGGGTCAGGTAACAAATGCCTAAAGCTAGACGAATTTCAAGGGCTAGAGATAAAAGAGCAGATGTGCAGCTTCAAGAAACCATTGATAGTTCAGATAAGCCAGCACCGCACGCTGAAACTCATTCAGCTGGAGGTAATGATACTATTACTCCTTCTTCTATAGGTGCTGAAACTCCAGCTGCAGCACAGGCAAAAGCAGACTCGGCAGAAACAGCAGCTAAAGATTATACTGATACTCATGAGTTGAAAGATAATCCTCATAGTGGATCTGCTAGTAATACTGATATAACTAATTTACAGCAGCAGATAGATGATTTAGAAGCAAGGATAACAGCATTAGAGAATGTTTAAAGGAGGGATATTATGTTAGGTGCATTAGTATCAGGGGCGTTGTTGGGTAGTGCATTGAGTGGCGGTGGCAGCGAGCCTAAAGCACCACAAAAAATGTCTTATGATGAAGCATTAAAACAAGCAGAGGACGCTTTAAGACAACCTTTCCAGGATAACAGAGAACAGGTAATAAATGATATTAATAGGAATATGGTATCTAAGGGTTTTTACGGTCAAGCACCTGGAGATTATTTAAAACAGGACGCTATGACTGATATGGAAAACGACTATCAGACACAAAAATCAAGATATGCACAAAATTTAAGAAATAGTAATTATGCAGAAGCATATCAGCAATATACTCACGAATTACAGCAGTATAATCAGCCAGATCCTTTTTGGAGTATGCTGGGTACTATGTCTGGTAGCTTTTTAGGCAGCCCAGGCGGTTCTAATATGATTGCTAACTGGCTAACAGGATAAGGAGGCGTATTATGGGCTTAGGAAGTGGTTTTGGCTATGGAGGCTCGACTATAGACAGAACAAATTATAATAGTGGTAATAGTAGAAATGATACTGCAAATAACAGTTATAGTAAAAGCAACAGAAGTGGAAGCAGTAATCGCTATTCATCAAACACACCAACAAGTACAAATAATGTTTTTAGTCATAAAGGGGAAAGTGGAAGTAGTAATCGTTATTCATCAAACACACCAACTTTAAATTATGCAAATGATAAACAAAATATTTTAGAAAATGCACCTTCTAAATCAATTACAGAAAGCTATAAAATAGCAGAAAATCCTAATCCTTTTATAAGGGACGTTATGAGTATAGGACAGAAATACAATACTTATCAAAGACAGGCTGCTAATCCAGAATATAATCAATATATTCAAAATAAGAATAATGAATACAGCAATAAATACAGTAATTTCAGATGGGGCAATTATAATTGGAATGATTTAGGACAGAATGATTTTCAAAGTCAGCAAAAATTAACTGGAATATTTAATAATACAGGAAGTAATTTTATGAATAATTCTGCGACTTTATCAATGGCAAAACAGGCTTTATTCGGCTAAGGAGGTGAGCATATGGCTAGAAAAGGTAGTGATTTTTTAACAGGTTTTATGCAGGGGTTTAATCAAGCAGGTGGTATGCAGAGGGTATCAAATTGGGCTGCTAAAAAAAGTGGTAGTTATGATGTATTTCAAGATCCTTTTGCTATGCAGGCTTATAGTCGAGCTAGACAGATTGGTACTCCTGCAGCACAGCAGGAATTTGTAGATAAGTACGGTCAATATGTAGATACACAGGAAGGTACAACTCCTACTGAAATGTTTTTTGGTAAAGAAACTCCTACTTATATGGGCATGAACAAAGGTCAGTTTTTAAACACAGCAGTACAGGCTTTAAGCAGCGGGGCGTGGGACGAAAATGAGTTTGGTAACATTATGGCTGGTGCTAGTGAAGCATACGGCGAAGATTTAACTAATAATCCTTTCCTTTCAGCTTTTATGCAGGAACAACCTGATATGAAAACTAAATTTTTGAATGATCGCTGGACACAAGCTGCTTTTGATGGTAACGAATTTGCACAAAATTTAGTATCTCAAGAATATGGCGACTTTTTGTCGAATTATGTTGATGTGCCAGAAGAATTTGTTAATCCTGATGAAAGAATAAGTTATATTCAAAATGAAATTTTTGCACAGCCAGAAGAAGGACCCAGTTTTTATGAAAATATAAATAATCCGATAGAATTTTTAGCTGCACGAGCCGCTTTAGACGAAAATTATAATTTAGAAGGCGAGATTGCTAATTATAATGCAGCTAGAGAAACTACAGCAGATGATATAACAGCACAAATGGTAAGAACTTATATGGAACAAATGCAACCTGAACAGGAAAGATTAATTAATTTAGGCGAGCTCGGGCTTCCTGGCGGGGAAATACCTATCAGCGAAGCAGGACAGTATATAAATGTTTTAAATGGTGCTATAAATTATCAAAAAACATTAAATCCTCAAGGAGCAGATTATGGACCTACCATTGATGGAAGCCAATTCGGTATAGAAGGGCAGATACCGCTTAAATATGCAAGTGGTATAGCAGCTTTATTGAGATTAAACGGTGGCGGCAGTCCAGGCGGCGGACCAGGTGCAGGTAGTGTGGATATAAGCCAATGGCCTATCATTAATTTTGATAAAGAAGGCCCAATAAGAAGAAACCCTGATACTGGATTTTTAATGCGGGACGCTACTATTCCTTATGTTAATAAAGATGGCCAATTAGTTCAGGCTATTGGCGATGAAGAAATGGGATACCAATATCAATATCACGATACCTTCGTACAACCACAAGGCGGTGGCGGCGGCGGAGAAGAAGAAACCGGTGGTTTTTGGAATGGTGTATTTGATATAGTAACTTCACCTCCTAATACCCCTCCTGGCATAACAGGTGGAAGTTTAAATGAAGAATATAACAATTATATTGATGATGAAACAGGAAATTTAACAGAACAAGCGATTGTTGACGCTTATAAAAATACTTTTAATATGACAGAAGAACAATTACTAGAACAATTCCAGGCTAATAAAAACAATGTCCAATTCGTAAGTGATTTTGAGAATACAAATAATATTACTATAGAAGAAATGATTAATTACCTAAGTAATAATGGGGTGGATTAAATGGCTAAAGCAATACCTTTTCCTGGAATGGAAAAAGAAAACAACAATAAAATAAATGTAAAAGCTATACCTTTTCCTGATATGCAGATGAATACAGAACAAAATATCAGCCAGCCAGTTAATCAACCTCAGCCGCAGTATAATGACGGCAACATATTTACTGATACTGCCAAAGATTTCGCAGGAGGATCAGCTAGATTATTTGGTAATATAGCAAATGGTGCTAGATGGCTGGGTAAATTCGTTTATTCAGCTGCAGCACAACCTCAAAATGCTTTTGCAGAATTAACAGGTAATGAACAAATGAAAGTTGACAGCAGCGACGCTTTTAAGATACCAGGGTTTAATCTTATAGAAGAAGGGTTAGACAGCTATTCTGACGCTTCTAATCAAGCTGCAGAAACCATTTTTGATAGCAAGAGTATGGAAAGTAAGCAGTTGGGTAATAATATGATAGAAAGTCTAAAAGAAGGCAGATTTATGGACTTTGGCAAGCAGCTAGTTAGCGTAACAGCACTGACTGCTCCTAATATATTACTTGCTATGATGGGCGGTTTTGCAGGTACAGCAGCACAGGGTTTAGGTGCTACAAGCACAGCAGGTAGTATGTTAGGTACTTCTAATGTACTATCGCAAGCCCTACCCAAAGCAGTTATTGGATTATCAGCTGCTGGTGGCGAATATAGAGAAACAGAAGGTGATCCTGAACTATCAGACCAACAAGAGTTACTATCAGCAGGTGTAAAAGGTACTTCCGAAGTGATTTGGGAAAGTTTAGTAACACTCCCTATGATAGATGATATTGTGAGAACTAATAAAATAGCTGGCGACCAAATGCAAAAAGGTATAGAATGGGGTCTTGCAAACTGGCTTAAATCAGGTGCTAAAGGTGGTTTGAGTGAAGCTGGCGAGGAAATGGGTACAGAAGCAACAAACTATATTTCTGATGTAATAATTAAAGGAAAACAATTTAATGCAGACGAATTCACTTCTTTAGTTGCTAACGCTGGATTAGGTGCTATTGCTACAGGTGCTATTTTATCTTCAACAGGTGATTATCGTCAAAATAATGCTCAAAATAGAAGGTATGAAATGAACGAGCTTTCAAAAGCACTTAGACAATTAGAAGAATTAAAGCAAAAAGCCGAACAAGAAGCTAATCAGCAAAAACAAAGAAGAATAGAAGAAGTAAGCAATCAAATTAATAATAAAATATCTCAAATGCAACAGCAAGAGGAAATAGAAAGGCAAAGACAACAAAGTGGAGAAGCTACCCAAAATGCTTTCCAAGGTTTTCAGGGAACAATGGCTGAACAAAAAGCTGCAGCAGTTGCTAAACAAAGAATTTTAGAAAACTTAATCAATAACCAGCAAGATTTAAACACTTTTACAGTTAATATAGATAACAATAATTATGCTATTGTAAGAAATATGAATGATAATATTTTAGTTGATGTATTCCAGGGCAACCAGCGACAGGGTACTATGACTGCTGAAAGTATGGAAGAATTGTTTACCGTACTTGCTAACAACGGATATGATCTATCAACTGTTACTCCATTTGAAACAGCAACAAGAGAACAGGTGCAGCAGGCAGAAATAGCTGAAAATCAACCACAGGCAGCACAGAATTTACTTAGCAGCCGTCAGAAAATGATTAATGATATAGTAGGAAGAATTAATCAGTATGGCGGCCAGGTAGATTTAAGTCAATATGATATGCCTACAGCTGCAGATGATGTAGATACCGTTCGACAAAAATCGCTAAATGTTTTATCAGATTTAAGAAAGCAGTTAGTAGAAGCTAGACAAAATTATACACCACAGCCACAGCAACAGGAAGATGTCGCTCAAACTCCAATTGAACAGCCAAATAATGTAGATAATACTAATTTTAATGTAGATAATTTTATAAATAAACAATTAAATAATGGCGCTGGATATTATTCGGAAGTTCATTACACCAACACAGATAATTATAATTCTATTATTAATTCTCAATTTGAAATTTTACCAGAAGATGACAAAAGAAAATTATATGGGGACAATATAATATCAAATGCTTTATATACAGCACCATTAGACGCTGATGAATGGACTAGAGGTTCTAGAGCTAGATTGCCTAATTATGATAAAAGAATTATCGTTAAAATTCCTAAGCAAAATATAATTGAAATCAATAATCCTAATGAATATGCTGAAATTTGGAAAAAATATGTTGATAACGATAAATACAATAACGCTATTAATTCTTTGAATGAAGCAATATCTAAAATAGGTCAGAGAAATGAAGTTACAGAAGAAATGACACAAAAATTTATCGAAAATGAATGGATTAAACCAAACGAAGCAGAAAAAAGTAAATATTATGATTGGGACAATGCTTTAGAACAAATTAATTTTTTACCAAAAGAAGCTGTAGAAAGAATGAAACAAGATGGTATAAAAGGTATTAAATTTAATATACCGATTTTAGGAGGAAGGCAAACTGCTATATTTGACCCTTCTATAATTGAAATTGAACAATCAGTAGAACAGGATAATACTATAGAGCAGGAAAGCCAAACTGATGAAGGTTTAAATACACAGTCAGATACAACAGTAGAAGAAACAGGCCAATATATACAACAGAGCAATGAGCAAATAGATAATTTTAGAGAAATGGCTTCGCAAGAGAATACTCCTGGTATTCCAGAAGAATTACAATCTTATGTAATTCATAACGGTGCTAAATTTGATGTTATAGATACGAACGGCAATACCTGGACTTATCAAAGAATAGACGACGCTATCAATGAAGCCAGAAAAACTAGAGCAGCTATTGAAGGCCAACCTATCCAAGAAGGCCAACAGCAACAAGAAGATATTGTTGAAGATGAAGGACAACAAGAAGGCGAAGTTGTAGAAGAACAGCCACAAATTAATATTCAGGCAGAAGGTAGAGAGTCAGAAACAGCTACACCAAATAATACAGAAGTGAAAACTAAATTTGCTGTAATGAACGCTGATGATATACAGGCTTCTCACGATACCAGTTTAAATGTTAATGAGAACTTCCCGCAGGAATTGCAGCCACGAGATAGAGGTAAAGCAGCCACACAGGAACAGATCATAAACATAGTAAACAATCTTAATCCTAAAAAGTTGGGCGACTCTTATTCTACAGCTACAGGATCACCGATATTAGGACCAGATGGATATGTAGAAGTTGGTAACGGTAGAACAATAGCCTTAAAAACTTTATATGAGCAAAATCATAAAAATGCTGAAACTTATCGTCAATGGCTTAGAGATAATGCTGAACAATTTGGATTAACAGCTAAACAAATTGATAATGTAGATAACCCTGTATTAGTTAGAGTAAGGACTTCTGATGTCGAAGATAGGGTAAGGTTTGTGCAGGACGCCAACGCTAGAGAAAGTGCCAGTATGTCTGCAAGTGAGCAGGCTATGGTGGACGCTGACAGAATAACACAGGACTTATTAAATAAATTTGTACCCCACGATGATGGATTAATTAATATTTCAGCAAATAAACCTTTTATTAATCAGTTTATGGATCAGGTAGTGGGTAAAGCTGAAAAAGGCGAGTTTTTAGATGAAAAAGGTTATTTAAACCAAGCAGGTATCAGAAAAGTTAAAAACGCTTTATTCGCAGCAGCTTATGATGATATTAATATTTTAGCTGAAATATCAGAGTCAACTTCTAGTAATCTTAAAAATGTTACAGGTGCTATGATGGAAGCAGCACCACGAATGGTAAATATTCAAGACCAGATGAATAAAGGAATACTACCTGATTTAGATATAAGCCAGGACTTAGTAGAAGCTGTTAAACTGTATAAAACAATCAAAAATTCCGATAAATCATTCGACAATTATTTTCAGCAGCAGAATATGTTTGGCGAAGATAACTATACTCCTATCCAGGAAAGTCTTGTAAGAATGTTTGAAAATAATAAGCGTAGTCGCAAAGCATTAAGAGAAATACTGATAGATTACACTTATAGAGTTGAACACGCTGGGCGTGCTGATATGGACTCTATGTTTGATATTGAGCAGCCGACTAAAGAAAATTTATTAAGGCAATCAGTAGAAGCTACAGTAGGAAAAACTAATACAAGTCAAGAAACACTATTCGGTAAAGAGCCTAAAAATATTAATATCAACGGTAAAAATGTTAAAATGAGCAACAATGCTACAGAATTTAGTCAGAAGAATAAGTATGCTAGAGCAAAGTTTACTCTTAACGATAAAAAAATAGAAATGCCTGAACTCTTAGATATAATTCTAGCCTTATCAGAAGGCAAATATCCACAGATTATTAAAAGTTTACGGAATACAGGTACATTAGGATATTATGCTCCTAAAAAAGGTCAGATAGGGCTTAATCCTGATATATTTGTGGGTGAAACTATTGTAAGAGAAAGAGTACCTGTTAAACAATTCGACAGGAGATTTCAGGAAATACAGACTACAATAGCAAATGATCCTGATATTGGCGAAGTAGAATACAGGACAAGTTTTTCTAAAAATTATGTTGAGATAAGAGTTATTAGAGTCGATCCAGAATATGCTGCACAGACAATATCGCACGAATTAGGACACTTAATAGACTTTATACCCCGTGATGATTTTGATGATGGCAGCTTAATGGACCAAATGAGTATTATCTACAAAGGCCAGAAAGATGAAGTCCTGGACGCTATTAGAGATAGTAATAACTTAGGACCACGAATTAAAACTGAACTAAAAAGATTATCTATGAAGTGGAAACCTTTTGATCCGAAAAATAATCTTAAATTTACCAAATATCGCTTTAGCCCAGAGGAACTTTACGCTGACGCTATGAGTGTGTTCTTCTTAGACCCTGATATGCTGCAGCAGGAAGCACCATTATTTAGTCAGTTTATCCAGAAAAGTATATCTAAAAAGCCAGCAGTAAAAAAATCATATAATACTGTAAGGCACTTAATGGAAAATAGATCTGAAATGATAAACAAAACCTTTGACAATTTACAAGAAGGTATGGTTGACGGTGTAGAACAGACTAAAAAGAAGATACAGCGTAGAGAACGGGGAGTAAAAAGTGGTTTTGATTGGCTAATAGAAAGTTTTATTGATAAAAATTCAGCCCTCTACAAATATTTCAGGGGTGAATACAGCGATACTGGAGAAAAAGGACGGTTATCCAGGGAAGCAAGAAATAAAATGGAGGAAATAGCTTATATGTCCTCTGAGGTAGAAGATTACCTCTACAATATAGGCCAGATAATAGAAGGATTATCAAATTATGATATAGACTTCTTAGATTTTAACTCTTTCTTATTTAATAAAAGAGTTTTGGGCGACAGAAGTAAATTTGCTAACCCACTTTTTGTTAATACAGTTAGAGCAGAAGAAATGCAGCAGGCTTTATTAGATAAATATGGAGAAGAAAAATATCAAAAAATAGTTAACGCTGCAGAAAAATATTATCAATTAAGACAGGAAAGAATTATACCTATAATGGAAAAATCTAATATGTTTACAGAAGCGGCTATGGAAAAAGTTAAAAATAATAAAGAGTATGTAACTTTTGAGGTAGTAGATTATATTAATACTGAATTTGGCGAAGGTACTGGCGATATAATTATGCGGCAATATGGTACAGGTAGGAAAATAAGTAATCCACTTGTTGCCACAATGCTTAAAGATATGAGTATAATCAGTTCTATCCGTATTAACGAGTCTAAGGTGGCTGCAGTAAAAGCATTAAAGAAAATAGCCCCAGAGTCAATAAGACAAGCACCAACAAAAGAAATATACGGTAAGATAATACCTAAAGACTCTACAGACGCTGATGAAGGATTAATAACTTTTACAGTTAACGGCAAATTAGACGGATATTTAGTTGAAAAAGATATAGCTGACCTATACGAATATACTCCACACAAGGCTAATGCAGCTACAAATACTATTTTATCAATAGTCCAGGGTATGAAGTCGATAATGGTATCTCACAACCCAGGTTGGATGATTTTTAACATTCCACGAGATTTCTTTGCTACAGTTATGAATAACCCTGAAATTGGTATAAAAGATATTCCAGCATTAGCCCACGAGTACAAGAAGGCTTTTTCAGAAGCCTGGAATAATGTAAGGCACAATAAGAGATCAGAAGATATTTCATATATGAGAAGAAATAGAATGTTAACCATAGACAGAATGTATAGACCTTCTGACAGTTATATGGAAGATGATACTCAACAGCTATTAACTGAAATCTTTGATTATAACGAACAAAGTGGGGAAGAACACAGCAGATTGCAGAAATTAATACCTGATAAAGTCCGTAGTGCTTGGGAGGGATTAGACAACTTCGGTCAGGTGTCAGAAATGACAGGCCAGATTGCTGGATATAGAATGTTGAAGAATATGACTAATCTATCAGAAGGCGATTTAGCCCACAGAGTAAGGACCAGAGTCGGTACTCCTGACTTCAAGCAAAGAGGTGCTTTACACTCAATTACTAATAACTTATTTATCTTCTCAACAATTAGGAAATCAGGTTGGACTGCTGCAGCTGAAAGTTTTAGGCAAAATCCAGGCACATTCTTATTTAAAGTTGCGTTATTAAGTTTGCTGCCTAAATTACTGCAGTTAGGAGCAGAAGAAGCTGATGAGTTATTCCCTGAAAGCGAATTTGCTAAAAAGATAGCAGAAACAATGGAAGGCGTCAGCGAATATAAAAAAGAAACTTATTTAGTAGTTCCTGTATGGAAAGCAAACGGCAAAGCAATAACTATACAACTGCCACAGGATTTTATCGGGCAGGCTGTAACTTCATTAGTTTATAATGCAGCCCGTGGAGAATGGGGAGATGTTGCAGGTACAGCCTGGACTGAATTACCGTGGAATACAAGTAATCTTAACCCGTTATTGCAGGCCGCAGCTGATGTTCAAAGGTTAACATCTGGAGAGAATATTTACGATACCTGGCGGGGAAGAAATGTAATTTCAGAGGAAGCTATGCTGACTAATAATGTCGGTCAGAAACTTAAAGAATTTGGATTATATGAGTTCTTTAACTTAGGAGGTAGTGCAATAGTTAATCCTTCTATTGCTTATGCTGACGGCACTTTAGAAGCATTAAGTAATATCATACCTTTTAATGCAGTTAAGCGGCTAATAAGTGTGTCAGAGTCTGGATATTATGAAGATGTAACAAAAGTGTACCAGGATCAGAAAAAATATACTCAAATGGTCGCTAATTATAATAATTCAAGGAGATATGGCGAAGATTTAAGGTACTCACGAAAAGAAATAATGGAAGCTAAAAGGAATTTATCACAACTAAATAAGCTGATTAGGCACTTCGCTAATATCAACAGGCAAATTAAGTACGCTCAAAGCCAGGGTAAAAAAGAAACAGTAGATAAACTAGAAAGACAAAAAATTAATTTGGCTCGTAGATATAATAGCAAAGAGCCGCTTAGTGATTAGGAGTGGTAGAATTGGATAAACACGAATGCCCTTATAAAGAAAAAATAGAACAACACGAAAAAGAAATAGACAGACTAAAACACGGTGATTGGTATGATAATAAGCAGCTGTTTGAAACTATGATGGCTAAATTCGAAGAAGTTAGTATTAAAATGGACGAAATGAATAAGAATATGGTTAAATATAATGGTCTGATTGAAAAAAGACAGGAAGATAGAAGATTAATGGAAAATAACAAGGCCAGATTAGCCAGGTTAGAAGTTGAAAATCAAACAAAAGAAAAAAGTAATAGCACCTGGAAAGATAATATACGCTGGATCATATATGTTTTATTATTTTTAGGTGGTGTAGCGACTAGATTTATTTAGGAGGTAACTATGAATGATATTCAGATAAGCAAAAATTTTAAGATGTCAGAGTTTGAATGTACTCACCCAGATCACAGGCATACTAGAATAGATGAAGAATTATTAGATAAGCTGCAGCAGTTAAGAGATAGATTAGAAGTACCTTTAATTATCAATTCAGCTTATCGCTGTCCTGAAAGAAATAAGCAGGTTAATGGTGCTAAAAATAGCCAACATCTTTATGGAAAAGCAGTAGATATTAGTTTACACACAATTCCTCTACAGATTGAAGAAATCAAGCGTATAGCAAAGCAAATAGGTTTTAGGGGTATTGGACTATATAATACTTTTATCCACTTAGATGTACGGCACAGGCCAGCAGAGTGGGATAATAGAAGATGAAGTTAGTTAAGGATTGGTTAGATTTATTTATGGATAATGATTTTCAGCAAGACTTAGTGTTTTTGCTAATCGTTTTTATAGGCAAAATAACAGGCATATTTGATGAGAATACATTTACTACTTTAGCGGTAGTAATAATAGGTGGTGATGCCGTAAAAAAGTTAGGAGCAAAGAAATGAGCCTATCTATCAGCAGAGATTTAAGCAATTTGACACCAGAGCAGCAAATAGTTGTAGAAAATATAGCGAAAGCAAACAGAATACTCAAAGATTATGCAGATAGTTTAGATCGTGAGGAATTGCCTATGTGGCTAACTCAATTAATAATAAGGGTATTTACGAAAGGAGATGAAGATTTCATGAATGAAGCTGTTTTAGTTTTTTTGAAAACCGTGATGGAGGAAACAACTTTAGAAGATGTAGTTTACAAAAAGGCTGCTGACGCTATGAAAGAAACCATACCTGGCACACAGTATGAGCCTATTATCGGCGAAATTATGGTCGGATTGGGTACAGAACTTAAAAAGCCTGAACAAGTTAAATAGATATAAAAAAAGCCCTACACTTAAAAAATGTGGGGCTTTCCATTTGCAATTAAGATTTAAAAGTAGTATAATAATTTTAACATAATAATATATTTGTACCGAATACATTTTCGGTGGGGTGAAGCTGGTATCTTTGCCCCTTAAAATTTAGAAAATTAAAAATTACATATAGAAAAAGAAAATCCGCTCAGCACTACAAATGCTAGCGGGTTGACTGCTACTTCTCGCACAAGTAACAGATTTTTTGTTAAGTTAATTATACCAAAATCAAGCTAACTTAGCAAATGAATTACATAAAATCTGTAGAAATTTTAAGGACTTGTCGGGAAACTGGCAGGTCCTTTTTGTGTTTGTAGAACAAAAAGGTTAGTGGTTAAGGAATAACACTATTATAAAAAACTGGTAGGCTGGTCGTCCTATCTTCAAAAACAGACTTTTCGTAATAAAACCGCTCCAGGGATTGTAATTTCAGCAATCTATTCTGTAGCACTCTTGTAGTGTGGGGACTGGAATACAGCGGACACCCCCTTCCTGTTACCTTTACGGTAGGGTGTTGGTGCAAACAGGTGAAACTCCTGTAGGGCGTTAAGGCAGAAGCGAAGCCCTTAGAGCATTGCCGTAAGGCCTGTGTCGATACCTCGCTTCGGGGTTAAGATGTACCCGTAAACACAGAACACCTCTTTTGCACAAGGGGTGTTCTATATCAAATTTTGCCGTACTTCAAGGTTAAGCTGTTCAATTCAAGTTCTTTATAATAAGGATAACTAGATAACTTTTACACTTTTAATGAAAGGAGAATAGAAAATGAAAGTTACAATTTACTTGTATGCTAATAAACGCATATATACTGCTGTTTTAGTCGCTGATAATAAAAAACAAAGTATTAAAAATATAGGGCAAAAAAATAAAGGTGAAAGTATAATGCAAAACTACATTATAGCGGCTTTAAAAGCATTAAGAACATTAAAATTTCCTGTTGATATACACATAATTAGTCCTAGAAATTCTTTTAAAATGTTACCTGGCATTGAAGAAAAAATACCTAAACAAGATTTTGTAGAAGAAAACTTAGAAAAATGGATAGAAATAAGTGATCTAATTAAAAAACATAAAAGTTATAAAGCCAACAAACATAATGACAATAAAAATTTAAAAAGTAAATGGCATTATTATAGAAAGTCTATGGTTACTTCTAAAGATAATCCAAATATAGATAAAATGGATAGTTTATTTTAAAACACTAATGAAAATTAAAAGGAATTTAAGAAGATATGTATAAAAAGTTAACTGTTTTCTGCAAAAAGTAATATTTTTTCCTAAAAAACCCTTGACAACTACCAAAAAGTATATTAAAATGTATTTAACAAGTTAACAAAAACGAAATTAATTATATTAATCGGAGGTGAAATTCCACTTTTATGGGAACAAATTATAAATTAAAAGGTAAAATAGTAGAAGCAGGATTAACAGAAGGAAAAACAGCAGAAATGATAGGAATTGATTATAAAACTATGTCGAATAAAATTAATGGCAAAACTGATTTCAAGCAAAGTGAAATAAATAAAATATTAAGTATCTTACAGGAAAGAGGCCTAGAGGTAACCTATGAAGATATTTTTTAATGCCTATTGGTTTTGTATTAGTAGATTTTAGGCTATTTATTAGCCAGTAGTTTACAATTATGAAAGGGGGAAAAATTTGAGCTTTTGGAATAGTAATGCAGAAAAATTTGAGCGTGTTAATGGCAGAATTGATGAATTGCACCAAATGATTGACGGTGGTTATAATCCTTATGGTAAAAATTCAATCGGGTTAAAAAGTAAAGTTGCTAATTTAGAAAGAAATTTAACTGAAAAAATGGATAACTTAATAATGATGAATAAAAAATCTGATGTTGAGATAGAAGATAATAAATTAACAATTGAAATTGATATGCCTACTAAAGAAGAATTTAAAATGTTATCCAGGGGCTATTTGCAAAATCATATTGAAAACATAGTATCTCGTAAACTTTGGGAATGGCGACATAACTTAAATAAAAAGGAGGTTTAAATTATGCCTAAAGTTTTAACTCGCAAAATTATTAGAAACAGGATTAGAAACAAGTATAGTAATAAGGCGGTTAATTCTGTATTTCAGAATTATCAGCAAGCAGGTGCTAGAGGTAAAAAATATTCTGAAAGGGATATAGAAAAAGCAAAGAAACTTTAAGGAGGAATAAGATGAGTGAATATAACAAAGAAAAAGCAATAGCAGCTCAAAAAGCATTTGCTAAAAAAACAAATTCTCCCCATTTTGCACCTGATAATGGAGTGTGTTGGAAGTGTCATAAAAATATTTATGAGCCAGAAACTGCCGTTAATGCAAATGGTAATGAATATACTACTGGAGTTACAGTTGAGAAAGCGAAGACAGGATTGATTACTGGTTGCCCACATTGTAATAGAAGTTACTGCAGTTAATAAGGAGGAATAAGATGTCAGAAGCAGTTAAAAAAGAAGTTCAGGAGGAAGTCCAGGAAGAACAGGAACGATTTCAAATAGACAACGATGATAAAGCTTGTTGGGCTCTACAGAAGATTAAGGAATTAGAGGATCAGGTAGAAGAAAAGGAAGCTCTTGCTCAAAGACAGATAGACCAGGTTAACAGCTGGCTGGATAAAGAAACTTCTTCATTAGAAAAGAAGATTAATAACTTTAAGAATATGTTATTTGAATATGCTCAACAGTTAAGAGAAGAAGATCCTGCAATGAAAACTCATTCATTACCGTTTGGCAAGCTACAGTTTAGAAAAAGACGGCCTAAATGGCAGTATGAAGATGAATTACTGGATACCGTCAAAGAGAAGATACCTGACGCTGTAAGAGTGAAAGAAGATGTTGATAAACGAACACTCAAGAAAATTGTTAAGGATAGTGGAAACTATAAGATACTTGATGATGGCAGGGTAGTTAATACTGAAATTGGCGAATTTGTGGAAGGTTTAAAAGTAGTGGACCGAGGGGAAAGTTTTAAGGTTAAAACAGTATAGGAGGGGTAAATAGTGGCGAATGAAGTAGTGGAAGCTCAAAACAATATAGTTAGCCGTGATATGTTGCCTGCTGACATAACGGAAAGAGTAAAAGAAGCAGCCAGGCAGAATAATGCTTTAATGACAATGATGGATAGTTTATTGGAGGAAGGAACTGACTTCGGCAGAGTACCTGGAGTACCAAAACCTTTTTTACATCAGCCAGGGGCCCAACAATTAGGATTAGTTTTCAAATTAAGGCCGGAATTTGAAATTTTAGATAAGACTGTAGATTTTGATATGGACCCGACCCTTGTAGTGTATGATATTAAATGCAAAATTTATCAGCGTGAAAGTGAAGCGTTTTTAGGCGAGGGTGTTGGAAGTTGCACTAATTATGAAAGAAAGTATAAGTATTATAAAGATAAGACAGTATTTGAAGATCCTTTAGATAGGATTAACACAATTCTTAAAATGGCTAAAAAAAGAGCATATGTTGACGCTATATTAAATGTAACTGGTGCAAGTAGATTATTCACACAGGACCCTGATTTAGTAGATGGCAGTAATGGTAGTAAACAGCTGGACGATAAGAAGCCAGAAAATGTAGAAATTTGGTTTGGTAAGCATAAAGGTAAAAAATTATCAGAATTGCCTACCAGTTATCTTAACTGGCTTAAAGATAATGCGAAACAGAATGACTTGCAAGAAGCAGCTGCTAAAGTTTTAGAGCAAATGCAGGATAAGTATAGTGCTGGAAGCCAATCTAAGGGTAAAAAGAATAGCAATAGTAGTAGTTCTTCAAATAATAGTAGTGATGAAAGTATAAATAGCAAGATTAATCAGGAACACCCAGAAAAAACAATATTATGGTTTGGTAAATTCGAAGGTAAAAAGTTAGAGGAAGCTAATTCAGGTTATCTTAAATGGCTAATTGATAATGATAAGACTAATAAGCAACTGAAAATGGCTGCTAAACTAACTTTAGATAAGCATAAGAGCAGCAAAGAAGAAAGGCCTAAGAAGAAAGAAAAAAGAGAAACTACTGAAAGAGAAGCTGAAATTAAAGAGTTAATTGGGGACGATCAGAAAAAGAAAAATATGTTGTTTAATTTATTATCCAGTTTTAATGCAAAAAGTATTAATTCTTTAGACGAAGAAGAATACTTGATACTTAGAAATTCATTGAGAGATAAGGACGCTGGACCAACAGAGGAAGATTTAAAAGCATATGATGATATGAGTATGGAAGAAGTTTATGAAGACTTTGAGAAAACTTTAGAGGAGGAAGATAATGAGTAAATATCAAATTGTAAAAGTTAATGATGAAGGCGAAAAGAAAGTTTTGAAAGACGATATTAGAAATATTGTGTATATAGCAGAAAGAAAAGAAAATAATGAGTTAGATTTTGGTTATACTGCCGATAAATTAAAAACTGAGAAAATGGCATTTATGAAATTTATTTTTGATAGAGAAATGACTAAACTTTTAGATAGTAATTATAGGAATATAGATAATAAGCGTTCTTCAAATCCTAGCGAAAATATAAAAAGGTTACTTGATATGATTTAAACTCATAAATATAAAGATGAAGTAATATTTGAATATATTTGAGTGTTGCTTCATCTTCAAGGAGGTAAAAATGGATAAGAATTTACAGAAAATTTTTGATAAGTTGCTAAATAAAAATGTTGAAATGCTGGCGACTGATGAAATCACAGGAGAAAGTGCTGATGATGTGATTGCTATTTTAGAGGAATATGACGAGTATATAAACTCAATGGAACAGCCAAATGACGATTATCAGAGGAAGTGGAACAGGTGAGTAAAGAAAAAATATGCGAATGTGGAACAGTTATCAAAGAAGGTCGGGCTGGTAAGTGTAGAAAATGTTATGAAAGAGAATTAACTTATAGTGATGAAAAGGCTCAAAAATATTGGCAACATATGGCAGGTGGTAGATAATGGAATATTTTGAAATAATGGATAAATTGAATATGAAGCAGCCAAAAGATTTAGAAAAAGATTGGTTTGAATATTTCATAAATGATTATATACCAAGCCAAAACGGTAATGATGAAGAAATGTTTATTGATTTAGGTTTTAGTCCAACTGCTTATATTATTTGGAAGGCATTAGAGGAAGATATATTAGATGGAGAATTTGCAAAAGAAGCAGAAAAAGCGTTAGATGAAAGAATAAAAAAATTAAATAAAAGTGGTGGTATTTAATGGCGTGTAGTGAATGGACTAAAAACTTAGAAGGATTAGAATTTGAAGGTTTTGAGTATTGTCCTTATTGTGGCAGCAAATTAGATGAAAAAGGCTGCACTTATAACAGAAGTAACATTCCTTATGATGAAATAGTCAGCTATCTTAATGAAAGATTAGGCACAAGGTATAGATCCAGCACTCAAAAGACTAGAAAGATGATTAAGGCCAGGTGGAATGAAGGTTTTAGGCTGCAGGACTTTAAAGATGTGATTGATAAGAAGGCAGTCGAATGGATAGGTAATAAGGAAATGGAAAAATACTTGCGGCCAGTAACACTATTTTCGACTAAGTTTGAAAGTTACTTAAATCAGATCAGCGTTAAAAGCAAAGGGCAAAGCAAAGCACAAAGACTACAGGAACTTTATGGGGAGTTATCAGATGGAGAAGAAACAGACTTTTAAGGTATTAACTTTAATCAGTAGCATTTATCAAAAGAAGTTTGAATTTGGCGAAAATAAAGATGATGATAAGTTAACCGTCAATGCCTGGCACCGCTATTTGAGCAGTTATAACTATGAAATAGTGCAGTCAGTAGTGGATAAACTTATTCTTAATAAGCCTACCTGGCCGCCGACAGCTGGAGAAGTGGTCCAGGAAATAGAGAAATTGAAAGCAGGTGATAAATTACTTCCAGGGGAAGCCTGGGATAAGGTGTTAAGAGCAATAAGAGTACACGGGGCATTATACGGTACTGAAAAGGCTATGAATAGTTTAGATAAGAGAACAAAGTTAGCAGTCAGAGGGGTTGGAGGATTGACAGCTATAGCAAAAGCTGATGATAAAGAACTATCTTATATGAAAAATGATTTTAAGAAAGAATATGCAGCTATAACTGATAAGGAAATTAACGAAAATTATTTGCCCGTAGGATTAAAAAAGAAGTTTAAGCAGCTAAGAAATAGTTATAGTAATTTAATTGAAGGAGGACAAAATGGGTAAAAAAATTGAGTTTTCAAAGTCTGATTTGGGATATATTGTTAATGCTATTGATATTTCAGGTATGAGTTATTCGGAAGTAGGAAAAGAATTTGGCTGCAGCAGGACAACAATCTGGAGAAGGTATAAGGAAGCTAAGGCAGATTTACCTGAAACTGAATTAGCCAGGTTAAGTGATGAAAGAAAACAGGCTTATAAAGATAGAGAAAAGGCTTTTGAAGAACAAAAAAATAAATTCGGAGTTATTCATATTCAAGAAGAAGTAGAAGAAGGGTTCTTTGAGAAAGTTAAGAGTTGGTTTAAATACATACTAACTGGAGGGGATAGCGGTTTATGGTAAACAATACTCCGCTAGAAGAAGATGAACAAAAAGTCATAGCAGAATATTTAGATTATACAGTAGGCGAGTTAAACTGGTGTCATGTACCGAATGAAAGTAAAAGCAAAGTGCAGTATTATGTCAAGCAAAAAGCATTAGGAGTTAAATCTGGAGTGCCTGATATATTAATTTTCAAAGCACCAGAAGAATATAATGGTATAGCAATAGAAATGAAAAGAAGAAAAGGCGGCAGGGTTAGCGATAATCAAAAGAAATGGCTTAAAAGTTTAGAAGAAAACGGCTGGCTAACTACTGTTGCCAAAGGTGCTGATGAAGCAATAGAATTTTTGAAGGAAGTCAGATAATGAGTGTTAAAATATGTGAGATTACAGGGTGCGACAATCATTTCCCTGCTGATAGTAAATTTAAACACTGCTTATATCATAGGTATTTGCTTGATCGCCCCTGTGCTTACTATTTTCATAAGAAGGAAGGGTTTTTAATACCAGTTGAGTGGTGTAATAAGCATAATAAAAGGTATGATGATTTACCGTGTGAATACTGTCCTGATAAAACAGATCCGCTGGAAGCGTTGGAGGAAGTGGTGAAAATACAGGAAGAAAAAGGAGGATAAGATGAAATTATGTCCACTTAAATTTAATAATAAAAATATAAATGCTGACAATATTATAAACAATAAAGAATATAAATGCGAAAAAGAAAATTGTGCTTGGTGGGACGAGGAAAATAATTGTTGTTCAATGTTAAATTTAAAAAATATATTTTAGGAGGTAGCAAATGAAAGATTATGCTTTTCCAGACGAGAGAAGGATTAACATAATCTTGCTTATATACGCTGTCCTGGAGGAAGTAACAGTTGATGAAGCGTTTGATTTTCTGCAGCACGATCATAAAGTAACAAGTGGTGGCCGAAAAAAACCTTTCACTAATAGTGAAATAGTCAGGCTGCATAATGATTTAGATTTAACCTTTACAGAAATAGCGAAAATATATGGAGTAGCAGTATCGACAATAACAAGAAGATATAAGAAGGAGGTTGAAAATGAGCGATAGCAATAATAGTTCAGGAGTAGGATTTTTAGGAGTGTTAGAATTAATATTTATAACTTTAAAGCTAACAGGTTATATTGAATGGTCCTGGTGGTGGGTATTATCTCCTACCTGGATACCATTAGGAATTGCAGGTTTGATATTTATTATAGCTTTAATAGCTCATTTATAAGGAGGTAGAGAGTGAAAAAAATTAAATTTAGAGCTTGGAATGATATAAGCAAAGAAATGTTATATCATGGTAAAGATATACAAGGTTTGATATGGTGGAATGAGTTTGGTGAAATTCAAAGTTTAGCAAAGGCAGAATTAATGCAGTCAACCGGTTTAAAAGATAAAAATGGTAAAGAAATATATGAAGGGGATTTCATAAAAGCAGAGTGGGGTATAGGAAACGCTGATTATAGAATAGTTGGTGAAGATGGATTGCCAGAATTTTATCATTGGTTTATTGAGTATTGTTTTGAAGAAGATAATTTAGAGGTTATCGGCAACAAATATGAAAATCCAGAGTTGATAGAAAATGAGGAATAAAGCAGAAACTGAACTATCAGTATTAGCTGATATTGAGAGAAAGGTTAATTATCTTAGGCACTCTATAGGTGGGGACAGGAAAGAGGATTATGAGAATTTGAAGATGAAAATTAGTCGTCTGAAAGAACAAATTAAGGGGGAAGATAATGACTAAATTAGAAAGAAGAGATTTCTGGGCTATTAAGAGAATGGATATTATTCAGCGTAGATTAAGAATTATTCAAAGAGAAATTAATGAGATGAAAGCTGATTTAGGGAGGGCTGGGTTTAAAGTTGACTTTTTCGGTGAGGGAATTACCACTACCTGCCGTATTCTTCCTAAAAAAGACGAATATCAGAAAGAAGAATTAAGAACTAAAGCTGAACTAGCCGAAGATGATTATAACATACCATTGTTAGGCAAATACTTAGCTTTAAGAAGGGCACACGCTATGGTAATTCTTGATAATAAGGAGGAATAATTTGAAGTCAGCAAGAGTAATAACTACATTTGAGTGTAACAGGAATTGTCCTTACTGCAGCAACAACTATGAAAGTTTGATTAGTCAGGGCAGAGAAGAAGATAACTTAAATTTTATTGAGGATTATGACGAGATTATATTAACTGGCGGAGAGCCAATGCTTTATCCTGAACAGATAATAGATTTAGTTATAAGGATTAGAGAAATCAAATCTGACATTATAATATATCTTTATACTGCTAATTACAAGTTTTTGTTGGAACGTTTGATAGGACTTATTGATGGTATTACTTATACCTTGCATGAACGCTGCAGCTTTAAAGATGTTGAAAATTTTCAAGTTGTTCAACAAATGGCAATGGAATTTTCTTATGACAAAAGTTTTAGGTTGTTTATTAATAAAAATAATGAAAAAGCTATAACTATAATGCCTGATTTGTGGGATCGCATTAAAATAGCTGGTACTTTATCAGAGGAAGATTGCGACTATCCAGAAGATGATCTAATTATTTTAAAGGAGTGGGGTTTATGATACACGCTAAAACTAATAAAGAAACATTAGAGTTGAATTATGAGAGGGAAGGCCGAAAGGTTATGGCAACTATAGATATTAGCAATATGCAGCCAGGGGAGATATTAGAAGAAGTTAAGAAAATAACAGGAAAGGGGGTCAGTTAATGCCTGAATATAAGAGTAGAGAATTTTGCAGAGATATTGGTTGTGGCATGCAAAAACTAATTGATAATGATAAAGAAAATGAATTAGGCAAAAGTTTCGCTAAGAGTTTTTGCAGAAAAGAATGTGAGGCATATAAATTTCACCAATGGCTGCAGGAAAATAATTATAAAATTGTGAAGGGGAATGGAGGAGAAAACTATGAGTAAACACACACCAGGACCATGGAAGTGGGTTATTGAGGATGGAGATATTGAAATAAGGATGGGGGATGCAATAGAAAGCCCTGGCAACCATTTAGCTCATAATAGTTTCAAATATGTAGATATGATTGAAACTTACAAAAAAGAGCAGAAAGAACAGGCGATTGCTAATGCTGATTTGATGACAGCTGCACCTGAGCTGTTGAATGTTGCAGAATATAGCTTAAAAATAGTTGAAAACTTACCTTGTGAGTGTGATTCTTACAATGGATTCACATGTAAAAAACATGAGTGGGAAAGAAAATTGAGAAAAGCAATTAATAAAGCTAAAGGAGGTGATGAAAATATTAAATAGAATAATTTTAATTGGACGCCTGACTAAAGATCCTTCACTCCGCTATACAGGAAATGGTACTCCTGTGTGTAATTTTCGGATAGCCTGTGAAAGAAATTATACCAATCGGGACGGCGATAGAGATGTAGATTTCATTAATATAGTTACCTGGCGGGGATTAGCTGAAAACTGTGCCAGGCACTTAGGAAAAGGCCGTCTTGTAGGGGTTGACGGGTCCTTGCAGATAAGAAAATCAGAGAATAATAACCGCACTTATATTAACCCAGAAGTTAAAGCTGATAATGTCAGATTTTTAGATTTTGCAAATAAGGATAAGCAGCAGTCGGTATCAGATCAGCATAAAAAAAGAGTAGAAAAAACTTTGAAAGGAGAAGAACAAGACCAGGAATTTGATGATAACTTTAATGCAGATGATTTTGATGTACCATTTTGAAAAAGGTGATTTAAGTGGCTGAAAAAATTGTAGGTAGTAAGATAACCAGAAGTAGATCAGAAAAATTAAATATGAAGAATGACTATATAGCTTTATTAGATGATGTAGAATTAGATTTTAGTTGGAGGCAGGAACAAATACCAAGGGTAATTAAGATGTGGGAGGAAGGTTATAGTCTGGAGAAAATCTCAATCGAAATGAAAAGACGAATAGAAGATGTTTTTATTCTTCTATATGATTTATCTTTGAAAGAGAAAATCAAAGCAAGAAAAGGGGGCCTATTCGGGAGCAGGGAGGACGAATAATGTTTCGTATTAGAGTAAGCAATCACGCCCATAGCAGGTGGACTGAAAGAGTCGGGAAGTTTTGGAAAAAGAATAAGATAGCGGGTTATATATCTACCCGCTTTCTCCCTAAGTTAAGGCAGGGGATTAAGCCGTATGTAATAGAAAATCAATCGTTTTACTTATTTTTTACAGGCGAAATTAATGAAAAGCTGGTGTTTTCAGTATTGACACCTGATAGCAGCGGACTTTGGAGCGGGTGGTCGGTGGTTACGGTTATTACTGACGAGCAGATAGACAGCATAACAACTTATTATGATGTATTATATCAGGAGGTTACGGGTAATGAGCAAAAAAGTAGTGGACCTGGCAAAGTACAGAAAACTGGCAGAGAGAAGGAAGGAACTCAAGAAAAGAGAGCGGGCGTTGATCCGATACCTGATGAAGTTAGCAAAGGAGGACTAATGGACCTTACAAAAATTAAGGAAGATTTGAGAGAAGATTATCCAGGACTGCCTAATTATATGATTGACAGGATAGCAGAGGAAGCTGCGGAGAAGGTAGCAGCAGAAGATGATTAATGAAATAGCCCGCTGGTTAGTAATGATATGTTTTATAGTAATGTTTATTGCTGCAGGTGGTAGCAAAGGAGGTAGTTAATATTACACGCTGGAATAACCTGACTAGAGAAAAAGCCCGCAAGTTAGGGATAGAAGGCTTTTATGAGTTGCACCAAATGGAAATGAAGGAAGCCGACAGTATTAATGATCTATTAGAAAAACAGGAGAACAAAGAAAAAGACCAGGATTAAGCCCCTGGTCCTTTCTTTTTGAGTATAGCAGCCACCACCAATAGCCCGCCAGTTATCAATATATAATTAGTTATCGCTATCATATTGTAAAGCCCTGACTAATTCTTTTGCTGCAGGCTCATTAATCTGGCCTGATAACCATAGATCATCTATTACCTGTCTAGCTTCTTCTATCGCTTCTCTTTCCTTAATACCTGGTAGCTTATAATATTTATCTACCATTCTGCTGCCTGGATCCTGGTGGCCGTTCATTATCTTAGACATATGAGATTTACTGACTCCGATTAGCTTTCCCATTTCCTGCTGGTTGAGATTTCTTTCCTCCATATATTCTTTGATTTTTTTTGTGATTTCGTGCATTTTTGCCCTCCTTAATTGCTGTTCTGATTTCATCTGCTAATTCGCTGTCTACCTGATCTAGTGCTGTTAATATTCTGGCCGCTTGGTCTGTTGTTAATTCTGATATAGCGATTTTATATTCGCCGTCAAAATATCTTAATACCTTCATTTTTCCACCTCCTATAATTAAAAAGTAGGTATAATTACCCACTAAAGAAAAACTTTTACCTTGTAGAGCGGGTAGTTTTGCAGCTTACCCAGGCTGATAGAGTTATTATCTTATTAATTCATAATATTTTTTTAGCTGTTCAATGGTCCAATCTTCCCAACTATCTCCCCCCCAAGGACCTTGATTTTGAGAAGGATCTTCTCCTGGTTGTGTGCTACTGCCTTCAAAATCTCCGTAATATCTGACGCCTTCTTCATCAAATCTTAACTCAACAATAGCTTCTGAGCGGTCGGGTGTATAGTCATAACCTCTGCCCCAGTATTTGCTTGATGTAATCCAATCTAATAACTCAGGGTCTATTTCTTCTAATTCATCAGCAGTCAAAATAATTCTGCGACCTTCCAATTCATTGATAATTATATCTTTTTTTGGCTTCCATATTGCTGCAACTCTGTCCCTTAGATAACCTCTGTCGTCAACCTTGTAGATATATGCTTTTCCTATTTCCTTATCAAAATCAGCTATAGTCATTTCTGCTGTTGCTGGGTCGTTGCTTTCTTGCCATTCTTCTTCCTCTGCCTGCATTAATAATTCGTCTATACTTAATAATGGACTTGCATTATCTTTATACCATTCAAACCCCTGCTCTTTTGCTTCCTCTAGGACCTTCTCCATCATAGTTTTTTCACGCTTAGTCATTATAATTTCCTCCTTTTGATTTTGTGCAGCCAGCGGTTAACTGGCCGCTTAATTATTAATTCTTGATTATCTGCTCAACTCCTGCTTAATAATTTGGATAAGTCGCCACATAATCAGCCCAAACTACTATAAGATAGTACCAAAACCCGCCACCGACAACTGCAGCCAACAAGTATATAATCAGATCTTTGAGTTTTCTCATATTCTGCCCCCCTCCTGGAATAGATTATCCTGCCGCATAACCTGACCCTCTCCGCAGATCATTCGCTTTCTTTCCGCTTCTGCTTTCGTGGCTGCTTTTGCTAATATCAAACCCTTGTTGTCAACTACGAAATATCGTGGCCTGCAGCGACCTGTAAACTCGTCAAACAATGGATTCCGCTTCATATTCATAATTACGCCCCCTTATTAATGTAATATTCAGGCTGTATGCTTTCGGCCTGGACCTGTATTTCCTCCAGGACCTGCAGCACTTCTGTTAATTCTGCAGCTTGTCCCGTCCTACCTAAATCGTTAATATGTCGGACCAACTTTTCTAATAACATTTGGCTGTATTCTTGCATTTTTTCACCCCTTTACATTTGATTTGAGAAAAATTAAAACTTAATGCAGCCTGCCAGGTAGTGGGACCCTGACAAGCTGGATAAATTCTAATAACCTTTTGCGTAAAATTCGCCTGCTTCTTTTAAATCTTTTTCAAAGTCTTTTTTGTTATCAAATACTTTTAAAATTAAATCTCCTTCAATATAAGTGAACTTTGCTTTTAAATCTTTATTTATAAATACTTCCCTGTAGGCTGTGGTCCATTCCCAAACTCTTTCAAAATCAAAAAGCTGTAGCATAACTTTTGGCCAATTGCTTTCCTGAAATTCAGGCTTAAATCCTCTGTAAAGCCTATAACCTTCCTCAACTTCTACCTTATCCATTAAAGTGGTTAATACATCAATTTGGTGGTCCTCTGTTCTTGCTATACTCATAAAGTCCTTATATTCTTGAGTGATTTTGTGGCCGTCCAATTTCTTTTCATAAGTAGTCATTATTTAACACTCTCCTTTTAATTTTTTTCTAGCTTAAAAGCTAGCTCCTGCAGATCTTTCAGGACCTGCAAGAGTTAACCGTTAAGATTAGATTATACCTTTTTCCTTGAAACTGATATATTGACTATCAGCTATAATAATATGATCTACAACATTAATTCCTAATATATCGCCACCTTTGACTAATTTTTTTGTTATGCTGACATCATCGCCGCTCGGCATTGGGTCGCCACTTGGATGGTTATGGCACAAAACTATACCTGCAGCATTTTGCATTATTGCCCGCTGAAAAACTGTTCTAGGTTCTACAATTGAAGAAGAAAGGCCGCCTTTGTGGACCTCAAAAACTCCAGTTATATTATTTTTGACATCTAATGTCGCCATTGCTAACACTTCCTGACCTCTGATATCCATTTCTAGTACCTTGTTGAAGAATTCAGCTGCGACTATTGGGTTTGTGATTTTCTCGTTATCTATTGCCTGATAATCCACCTCGTTCTCCTTGATTAACCTGATATCAAACTTTGTAATTTTCATTATTTAACACTCTCCTTTTAGATTTTTTCTAGCTTAAAAGCTAGTACCTGCTGACCTGTGAAGATCAGCAAGAATTAACTTTCAGTCTAATATGTTTTATCAAAGTACCATTTAAAGATGTTTTTTGCGGTTTGTCTATCCTCAATCTTCATTAGTAGTCTGTCGAAAACTCTTTCCATAGTTCCCTCTGTCCTTATATGCTGATTATTAACAATTACATTCAATTCGTGATAAGAGTCAACCCAAACTTGATACCCGCCTATTACTTCTACTTTGTCAGCCATTTCTGCAAGTCTGCCGAATTGATATTCTAGTTCTTCCAAATCAGGTAAACCTATTTCATTAATAACATTTAATACTGTTTGTTCTTCGTGGCTGTCTAACTGCTGTATTTCATAGACTAATGAAGTTAATTCCTTGTCTATCCTGTCCGCCAATTCAATAATTTTCTGCTTGTTTTCAATCATTATTAATTCCTCCTTGAAATTTGTTTTTTCCTTCTTGCAACTTCATTATATAGATAGTAGAGCAGTTCTTCAACATCTATATTCTAGCTTATAGACTGATTAGATTAGATTATAGCCGTAAAACCTCCATAATACTCTATTATTCTTAGTTATTTGAATTACTCATAGTAAGCTATATTTTGCAATTAACAATATAAAAGCATATAATAATAGTAGAGATAGGACCTGCAGCAACAAGCAAAAAATTAACTCAGGTAAGCGATAACCTGAACAGGTTTTTCTCTGACTCTTGCAGCAGATCTTCAAAAAAGATTTGCGGAAAGAGGAAGAACTCTTTTTCTTTCTTATATAATTCTTTCTTTTTCTGAGATGGAGTTATAAATATTTAATTAGATAACTATTAATATAATTAGAAGGTGAAATTATTATGCCAGAAGTTAAATATAAACCTGATGAACTAGCTGCAGCTATAAATGATTATTTTCAAGCTAAACTTGATAAGGAGAAAAAAATTAACTTTGTCAGCATTGTTGACCTCTGCAGATTTTTAGATATAGACCGCTCAACCTTTTATAGATATAAAAATAAGCCAGAGTATGCAACAGCAGTAAAAAAGGCTGAAAATACTATTATAAGTTTGTGGGAACAACAATTAATGCTACCTGGCCGAAATACCACGGGAGCCATCTTCTGGCTTAAGAATTTTGGAGGAATGGCGGACCGAGTAGAACATCAGCACCAGGTATCAGGCCAAATTGACCATAATAAGGTGGATAAGCTGGAAGAATTGGACGAAAAGACGCTGCAGCAGCTAAGTAAGGCGGTAGATATGATTGAGCAACGGCAAAATGCAGTAGATGTTGAGCCTGAAGAAGAAGAATAAGCTATAATGAAGGTAAAAGTTTCGTAAAATCTATGTTTTGCGAAGTTTTTCAGTTCAGCAATATAAATGAAGGTAGGGGGAGGGGTGAGCCGGTATCGGTATCCTATAATATATATACCTCTATCAAACCAATATAAAATTTTAAAAAGGGTGGTTAATTTTGGAAATGGGAATGAGTAGCCAAAAACAAGGGACTTTAGGGGAAATAATTTTTTTGAAAGAGGCTGTTAAAAGGGACTTGAAAGTATCAAAGCCATTTAGCCATCATAATAAATATGATTTTATAATAGATGATGACGAAAATCTTTATAGAGTACAAATAAAATCTTGTAGAATGGAAGGGAAAGGTAATGGATATAGGGTTAGAATATGCAACGGGAATGGTAGTTATGGAAAGAAAAGTGCTTATGGCAAAAATGAAATTGATTTTTTTGGCATTTATCTAGTCCCTGTAGAAACCTGGTTTATAATACCTAGAAAAGCAACTGCAAATAATAAATCAGTATATTTGTTACCTAATGATAAAAGTTCTAAATATGGTAAATATCAAGAAAATTGGGGTTTTGAATATTTTTAGTACAAAGTGGAGGTTTGAAATCACTCAAATATATATTTTTTAGCTTTTAAAAGGGGTATATTTATATAGAATAGTCTTATAAAAGGGTTAACATAAGGAAATATACCTTTAAGCAGTAAAAAAATAAGGATAATAGTATATAGGAGGTTTGAGCAAGTGAAAGAAGTTGAACAAGTGCAGCCTATTATGGTAGCCAGGTGTCCTAATTGTCATTACACAGATAAAATAGATAAATACGAGCAATTTTGGCAGGAGTTTGAAGATGGGAAAACAAAACGAATGAAGATTTGCCCTAAATGTGGGATTGTATTTGCTCATAACATAAGATATATAGGCGACGAATTATATAGAGTCGCAGAAGGATTTGGGCTTATAGGAGGAAAGGACGGTTTTCACAGATGAAATACAATGGTATGGAAATAGTGTCAGATGGTAGTTTAGACAGTTCAGAGAAGGAAACGATAATAGTATTTGATAGGAGAACAGTATCAGAGGACGGCACTATGGATATTTCTAGCTTTGACAGGATAGTGGTCGAGCATTTACTCCAATCTCCTAATTTTGTAGTAAAAAAGCTGCACTATTCCTATGTAGAGGACGATATATGTATAGTTGGTGTTGATGGCAAACTTCCTTTAGGTCATTTAAGGATAAAGCAGGATTGCAAGACCCCGAATAATGTTAGTTTTACACTTTCAAAGCAGTTTTAAGGAGGGCAATATGAATTTTGGTAAAGCATTAGAAGAATTAAAAAAAGGCAAAAAAATTGCACGAAAAGGTTGGAATGGTAAAAATATGTGGCTGTGCTATATGCCACCTGTAACTATTGAAGAAAGCATGGTTAATGGTAGAAGCAGAAAATTTTTACCAGAAGGGAAAGATTTAGAATGTCAGGGGTATATAGTTATGTGGACCGCTGGCGAGAAATGGCAGCCAGGGTGGTTAGCTTCACAACCTGATATGCTATCAAACGATTGGGAAGTTGTTGAATAATGTTAGTTTTGTCTTATCAAAGCAATTTTAAGGAGGTAAAATGGCAAAATATCGTAAAAAACCAGTTGTTATTGAAGCTATACAATTTAAGTTGATAGAAAAAATACCTTGTAAACACGGAATAGCAAAAAAATATAATGATTTAGAAATAGCAGAATTTATGGATAAAGCTATAAGAGTTAAAACTATACCAAATGGAAGTTCAGAGGGAAAAATTGAAATTGAAACTTTAGAAGGAACAATGATAGCTAGTGTAGGCGATTACATCATTAAAGGTGTTAATGGCGAATTTTATCCTTGCAAACCTGATATATTCCATAAGACTTATGAGAAGGTGAAATGATGTTAAGACTATTCAACGCTTTACTTTTAGCTGGGTTGTTAGCAGCGATAGTTATGTGGATTAGTGTTTAGGAGGTAAATATGGACAACGAGGAATATGCCAAAATGGTTATGAAAGAAGCTAAAAGTAGGGAAATATTAGTTGGAGATTGTGGACCGTCGCCAATAGAAGATATACCAGTAATTGAGCCAGATGATAGTCCTTTAATGCGAATGTATAAAGAAGCAAAGCAAAAAGCATTTGTAACTGATACATCTCAAATGGAAAGAGAACATCAGGTTGACGCTTTAAGATATACTTGTGGAGGTATTGCTAATTTTATGGGACCAACAAAGGAGGAAGGTAATATGACAGCAACAGGTATGAGGGCAAATGAGCCAAGAGAGCCAAGAAAAATGTGGAGTCTTTATCAAGTTATAGCAGTTGACAAAGGTAAAATAGAAAATATTGTGCCTGAAATAGACAGAAAAGTTATTGCTAAAAATACTGAACACGCTAAAGGTTTAGCTGGTGTTAATGATTTGCTGGAAAAATACAACTATGATAATACTAAACTAGCTGTAAGAGTTAGTAATATTCTTGATATAAGGCCAGTTGAAGATGATGAATAGCTTAGAAATGGCTATAACTGAAAATAGAGCTATTCAGGATAAGATTATAGATGTTGTAGCCGATTATGATGTGGAATTTGCAGCTGAATTAGATGATTTAGTAGAACATAAGATAAAAGCTGATGAATTAGACTTAGATAGGCTGCAGATAATGGTTGAAAATTCCTGGGACGGCTTTGAAGATTATTTTGTACTATATTTGGATAAAAAACCGATATCAAAATACTGGATTGAAAGGAATTTAGATAGTTTAAAAGCTGAAATACACTTCAAAAAACTTTAAGCAATAAAGAGGGTAGTGAGAAGGCGTTGCATTAAGTGTCGCAAACTCTCCGTATAAGGCTGCCCTCTTTATATAGATTTAGGAGGTAATCATTAAATACTTATTAGTACCAGCTGGGAAAGAAAAACAATGGCTAAAATGGCTAAATGGTGATTTTTCTAGCAATGAAAAAGAAGAAAGAAGGGTTAATATGGGTAGATACAGACCAAAATTAGTAGGTAAAGCTGACACTAAATTCGGGCATTTAGTCAATATTAAGAATTTATTTAGAGCTGGGGCATATAAACAGCTACAGCGTGAAATTAAAATGCTGAAAGAGGTATAAATATGAGTAAAAATTTTAGAAAATTGCTTGATAAATCAGAAACATTACACGATATAATTTCTACTTCTGCTTTTCCAATTGATATTAACGAAAATGAAAAGGATTATTTAACAGACAAACAAGCGGCAAGGATTGGTAGGGAATTAATTAACTATTTGAAATCAACAAATAATAATTGGTTTATTATTAATATATCAGCACCAGGTTGGGAATTTATTAGAGAAATGCCAACAGAAGAACACAGGATAGATTTGACAATGCTTCCGTTAGATTTTGAAGATAAAGAAAAAGTTTTTGATAGTTTAAAGGGTGAAAAAAAATGAGTAAACAGCGTAAAATAGAGAATTTGCAGAAAAAATTGCTTAAACAGAAGTATAATGCAGGTAATTATCCACAATTAAAGCAATTTGAGCGTGAAAATATAGCCAAAAGTGAAGCTATAGGTATTATAGAAAAAAGAATAGATAACGATTTGGAGTGATTAAGTGAAATACAGGGTAGGGGATAAAGTTTGTTCTATTTGTGGCGGCAATTTCTTTTCAGGCACAGCAACAGGCACAATGCTTGAAGGTAATATTTGTGTTGAATGTGTTATGGCATATTATAGACTGCTTTTTTCTTCAAGAAGGAGGTTTAATGTGGAGGAATTTGTTAAAAACGGCGAAGATATATCAGAAGTTATCGAAATATTAGAAGAAATTGATTTAGAAATAGAGGAAGCTGATTTAAACGGTGTAAAAATAGATAGATTATTTTTAGGAAAGAATGTTCACGAAAAACTTTTAGCAGCGGAAGATTTTTTTATACACGGTGTAGGTGATGGCGAATTAGAAAACAAAGTTTTAAAAAGTTATAGAGGAATACCAGTAGTTATATTAGAGGGCGAAAAATACAAAGATGATATAGATTTTTCTATATTTTAGGTGGTTAATATGGCTAATGCTAATGAAATACAGCAAAAATTTGAAGAATTGGGTTTTGATTTAAGAGATCCTACCGACAGGAAAATGGTTAAATATATAGCTTATAAGAAAAATAAAGCTGATTTTATCGAGGAATTTGTGCATATCGAGGATAAAGACTCCGAAGATATAGTTATTCCTTTCAAATTGTGGGACGCTCAAAAGGAATTATTAGATTTATTTATCAAAGAGGACCGAGTGGTTACCTTGAAAGCCAGGCAGCTTGGTATAACCTGGTTAGCCTTAGCTGATACTTCTCACGATTTAATCTATAATCCTGGTTTTTCTGCTAATACTATCTCACAGACCGAAGGTGATGTTAAGGAATTAGTCAGAAGAATGGGCTTTATTTTCAAATATATGCCGAATTGGCTAATTGTCGATAAAAAAGGCGAAAAAGAGGATAAAAAAGAGAACATTACTGGTATTATGTACGAGCAGCATAAGCTGGATATAATTATTCATCACCCAGGCGATAAAGAGCCTTCTGTTTTTAAAGGTTTTACATCTTCTCCTGGTGCTGCTAGATCATTTACAGCAAATAAGGTAATAATGGACGAGTGGGCTTTCCACCCTTTTGCAGAAGAAATATGGGAAGCGGCTTATCCTACCATTAACCGTGCAACTGGTGGTAAAGTTATCGGTATTTCTACTGCTGATAAAGGAACTTTGCACGAAGATATATGGCAGAACGCTAAATGGGAGTTTAAAGGGGAAAAAGGTAGCGGTAAAAACTCTTTTACTGGTATGTTTATACCCTGGTATGCTCACCCTGACCGTAATCAGGAATGGTATGACAGGACAGCTGCAGATATTCCTAATTCAGTTAAGAAAGAGTATCCTGCTTCACCTGCCGAAGCGTTTTCTGCTGGTGCTGGGGCTATGTTTCACGAATGGCGACCAGATATTCACATACCTTACGGACAGGACTGGTATCCGCCTTCTAGCTGGCGTATAGTTATGTCTTATGATGGTGGATATAATAGAGCAGCTGCTTGCTGGTATGCTATTTCTCCTGATGGTTGGGCTATTATGTATAGAGAATATTATCCTTTCCACAAAACTGATCCAGAACAGGCCGAAGATATACGAATGTTATCAAGAGATCCTAATGGTGTACCTGAACAAATAGATTATATTGTAGCTGATACATCTTGTTGGGCTAAAAATAAGGACACAGGTAAAACTACAATAGATATTATGGAAGAACACGGGCTAAGACCTTGGCGACAGGCTGACAAAGACAGGATTATGGGTTGGCGAAGATTTCACGAGTTTATTACTCCTATTAAGGACGAGCAGGGAGAATATGTACTTGATAGGAATGGTAAACCTTTATGCAAGTTGAGATTTACTCAAAGCTGTAGTAACACTATCCGTATTTTCCCAGGACTTAAAGTACACCCTCAAAAACCAGACGATTTAGATAGCGGACAAGAGGACCATATTCACGACTCTTTACGCTACTACTGCCTGTCAAGACCAAGACCAAAGATGAATAATAAGACTAGAAAGAAGTTAAGGGAAGCTAGAAAACGCAGGATTAAGCCTATATCATCTTCTACAGGCTATTAAGGAGTCTATTATGTATGATGATTATGACAGAGATACAGCCCAAATACTTGTTGAATATGCTAAATGCTGCGAAACTCCAGAAGATGACGGGTATATGGCTATGTGGTGTTCAGTTATCTTTGATTTGACAGCTGCCGAAGGTGTTAGGTTAGTTGAAGCCCTGCATAAAAGGTTGTAAACCGAAGTTTGCAGTTTGCAAATTATTTAATTTGGTGGTATTCTTAAAGTGAGGTGGAAGACAATAGAAGAATTAAGATGTAAAAATTGTAATAAAGTATTGGGAGAAGCCGATTTTGAAGGTGTCATAAAGAAAAAATGTCCTAGATGTAGCAGTATGAACATATACTTTCAGCGTTTAGGAGGAAAAGTTTACAGATTTTTGGAACATAAAGAAAAATAATCAAGCGGCTCAAGCAGCCCCTACTATCAGGTAATAACTGGTGGTGGGGGCTTTTTCTATTTATATAGTATTGTTTTAAGGAGGGTTATTATGCCAATGGGTATGGGACAACCACCACAACAACCTGGAGGTCCAGGAATGGCGGCTGGTCCTCAAAACGGAGGACAAATGCAACAGCTGCAGCAAAGATTATCTCAAATGGATCAACAGCAATTAGTAATGTTAGCTATGCAGCTGATTACTAGATTGCAGCAGGTAGAACAAGCAGGGGCAGGACCACAAGCACCACCACAACAACCACAGCAGCCGAGAAGGTGATTAAATGATTTTTAACCGACCAACTACATTACAGCAGGAAGCAAGCGACTTATTCCAGGAACAAATATCGCTATTTAATCATTTTGACAGTTATCGTAGTCAATGGGACGATATGGCGGTTAGATGGTATAAGCAGGTTGTTGGCTATAAAGAAAAATTTAGGGAAAAGGACGAGGAAGAAAATCACAGATCAGATATTCATATACCTAGAGCCTATCAGATTGTAGATACTATTCGGGCAAGGTATGTAATGGGATTGTTTAAATCTTCGCCCTATATAGATTTTCTGCCTAAGCCGACAAATTTTGACAGATTTCCTATGAATATGGCAGAAGATAAAGCGAAGGTGGCTGCTTCTTTAGTTAATGAGCAGTTGGATAAAAACAACATAGTTTCTAAATACTATGATTATATAACTTCTCTATTAATCTTTCCTTTAGGAATTATGGGTGTTGGGTGGCGATACGAGGAAGATTTTGTAAAGAAGAAAGTACCAGTACCAGAGATAATCAGAAATCAATTTGGAGTACCTCAATATACAGGTAGGCAGATATATCAAACCAGGCAGAGTAGAGAAGCTGTTTGGGACGATAACGAGATAACTAATATAGATTATTTTGATTTTTGGCCTGACCCTAAAGGTACTAACTTAGACGATTGTCGAGGAGTTTTCCAAAGGGAATTTGTTACTATAGATCAGTTAAAAAGCAGATTAGAATTTTTAGATTATTTAGATGAAGGTCGTATTTTCCTAAGAGATCTTAAAGAATTACAGGAATTACAAGGTGCAGCCAACTTAGAACACGGCCGAGATAAAAGAATGTCAGAGATAGGTTTTTCTTCTGGTGATGTTGATATTTTCAGCAACAACGACTATAAGTCTAGCAAAAATTCAGAATTAGAATTGTTGCACTATTGGGAAGATAACAGGCATTGTATAACAGTCAACAGGCAGAAAACTATTTATGACGGACCTTCTCCTTACTGGCGACACAGGAAGAAACCATTTGTAGTAGGCAAATATGACAGATTACCTTCTGAATTTTACGGAATGAGTGCAGTACAGGTCATTTCTGATATTCAGGAAGAAGAAAACACTCTCCATAATCAGCGTACAGATAATATTAACTTTATTTTAAATAAGATGTGGAAAGTTAGACGAGGGGCAGACATTGACGAGTCCGAATTGGTATCAAGACCACACGGAATTATCTATGTTGATCGCCCAGAAGATGTACAAGAATTTGATATGACAGATGTAGCTTCTTCTGCTTTTAATCAGCAGGGTATGTTGAAAGGTTTAGCTGAAAATGCACTTGCGACTCCACCTGTTATGCAGGGAGCGGAAAGTACAGGCGACCAAACAGCAACAGAAACTATGAAGCAAACATCTAATGCTGGAATGAGATTTGAAGTTAAGCAAAAAATATTCGAGGAATTGGGTATTAAGCGTTTAGCACACTTAATGGATATGAACAATCAGCAATTTATTGATAGCGAAAGGTTAATTAATATTCCGTTTGAACAGGGTAACGCTTGGCGTGCTATTGATACAGGTGATTTAATAGGTGAATTTGATTACAGGCCAGCAGGAACTAATGTTGATCCTGCAGCTAATAAAGATGTAAGACGAGAACAATTAACTCATATGCTTCAAATGTTATTACAGTCTGGAGTACCATTCGTTAATTACAAAGAATTATTTGAAGAATGGTTGAAGGCTTTTGATATAGAAAATGCAGAAAAATTCTTGTTGTCGGACCAGGAAATGGCTATACAGCAAATGCAACAGCAACAACAGGCTGCTGCAGAGCAGGGAGGTAATAGACCAACAGCTGCCCAGCAGGCTGATAATGCAAGTACAGGTAGAGCAAGAGGAAGAAGGCCACAGACTGAAAGAAACCCTAGTCAACAAGCGTCAGGACAGGTGAGATAATGGACGATAAACAGCGTGAATTAAGAGAAGTTGCGACATTGGCACAGTCAACAGGTTGGGAATATGTCAAAAAATTTATTGAAAAGCGTATAGGCGTTATTGAAACTGACCTTTTAGAAATGGAAGAACTGGAATTGGTGGAAAGAATAGCGTTGCAGAAGGAAAGAAAATCGTTGAAATCAGTCTTGCAGTATGTTGAGAAACGATTTAATAAGGCGTTAGAAACTTAGGAGGTCAATAAATGGGATTATTCGGTGAAAATGCTCAAGAGGGTAATGTTAGTGCAGAAAACCCTTTAGGCATTGAGCAAGCCCAGGAACAACCTGGAGAACTTGCTTCGGAAAACGGAAATGAAGGTAATGTGGAAGGCCAAAGTCAGCAGGCAAGTTTAGAAGATTTAGCACAGCAGGCAGATGGTAAGAAACCAGTTAATCAACAAAAATCGACAGATTATGACAGAAAAGTTGATTATGTAAGAGAAAAGTTTAAGTCAGCGGAAGATCCAGCAAAAGAATTTGAAAGAAGTATCAATGAATTAGAACAAAAATTAGGCGTTAATGAGCAAAAACAAATATCTAATCCAGAAGAAGCAATTAATTACTATATGGAGTTGGAACAGCGTTTAGGCCAGACTTCTAATGTGGATCAGACCAGACAGCAGTTAAGTAGATTAGAACAGGAAAATCAAAGATTAAGACAGATGTATTTAATGCAACAACAGCAGGCTATGCAAAACCCGCAAAATATGCAGCAGCCTAGAAGGGACCCTCAAACCGGCCGATTTGTCAGTCAACAACAGGTAAATAATCAGCAGAACTTTAACCAGCAGAATGTTAATCAACAGCAGCAACCACAACAGCCACAGGAAAATACAGGTTTAACTTTAGAAGATGTAATGGCAGACCTTAACTTTGATGTATCAGCTGATGAAGCAATTAATGAACTTTATGAGAAAGGCTATAATTCTGATGTTTTCAAAAAAGTTGTAGCAGAAACTTCTCTAAAGACAGCTGAAAAATTAGTTGAACAGAAATTTAATGAAATGCAGCAACAAGAACAGCAGAAAAAACAGGAAGAACAACAGAGATTGCAACAGGCACAGCAGCTTAACAATAGTTATCGTAGCCAGGTAGATACTATCAAACAGCAGTATGGGGAACAGGAATTTGAACAGCATAAAGACGATATGCTTAACTTTTTCCAACAATATCCTATGTATTTAGATCCTCAAATGTTTCCGAACGGCTTTGAGATAGCTTTTAATAATGTCCGAACTATGAATAACCAGTATCAGCAGCAACAGCAGAATATGCAACAGCAACAGCAGTATAATAATGCTCAAAAACAAGCTGCTAGAATACCACAATCTCAACATAATAATAAATTGAGATTTCAAAATAATATGAGTCCCGAGGAAGAAATTAGGCAAAACATCTTCCACACGAATGATAAAAGACAAGGGATATTTGGCTAGCTGACAGGAATTTTAGGAACACCCTGCGGCAGCCAATAAAATATAAAGGAGTGTAATTAAAATGGCAGTATTAGATTATAACGGTCGCAATATTTGGACAGGAACAGATGGAACTCCTGTTACTACTTACAATATTGACTCTGACCGCAGGGATATTGATGTATCGAATGATATAGCCCAATTAATGCCAGAAGCAACACCATTTTTAAGTATTTTAATGAGGGCTAGAAAAGTACCTGTAAATTCAATGGAATTTATTTGGTATGATGAAGAAGAACAAGTTTGGTGGACTAAGCTAACTGCCAGTTATTTAGCTGGTACAGCACATACAGAAGAAGTTATCTCTTTAGCTGACGCTTCATTTATCAGACCTAAAGACTTGCTGAAAAACGGATCAACAGGCGAGATTATGTATGTTAAGTCTAAAGCTGGTAATGATGTAACAGTTGAGAGAGGTTATGGTTATGACGCTCAGGCTTCTAGTGGTACTGACGCTGTAGCTTCAACTGGTACAGATGATAACATTATGAGAATGTCAAATGCTATGGAAGAAAACTCTAATGCACCTGAAACACACGCTACACAGCCTAATAAGTTGTGGAATTTGGTACAAACATTCCGTACACCTTTTGACGCTTCAATGGCTAATCAAATTGAAGGAAAGCGTGCAGGAACTGACACTAGAACTAGACTCAGTAAGATAAAAGCAGTAGAACACCGAATTGATATTGAAAAGCAAATGATGTTTGGTGAAAGATACGAAGATGTATCTAATAAAGTGAGAATGACTGGTGGACTTATTCAGTTTATCAAGTCCAATGCTTATGATGTAGGAACTACAAACGGAGGTACATTGTCAGAAGCTGAATTTGAAAACTTCTGCGAAATGGCTTTCGATTGGGGTAGTAAGCGTAAGTTATTCCTGACTTCACCTAGAATTGGTAGTATTATTAATCAATTTGGTGCAAGCAGAATTGAAACTACATCTGGCGAGGAAACCTACGGTATGAGATTAAGACGATTAATTTCATTCCACGGTGATGTAATTATCGCAACAACTAAGCTATTCGAGAAAGATTATGCTCATACAGGCTTAATGCTTGATATTGAGAATATCGACTATCGTCCAGCTGGCGGTAATGACTCTAAGCTAAGAAAGAATATCCAGGAGAATGACAAGTTAGGCTGGAAAGACGAGTACCTAACAATGGCTGGATTAAGAGTAAGACTGGAAAAAACACACAGTATTTTAACTGGTGTTACAGGCTAATATACAACAGAATAAGGGAGGGTAATTCCTCCCTTTTAATTATATCAAGGAGGAAATTAAGATGGCTAAAAGAGGACCTAATGGTAAATTTAGACCAGCTATGGCAGAAAAACCAGCAGTATTTGCAAGTGTAGGAAAAGGAACTTGTGGCTTTAGAAATTTAGTTTTAGTTATGGATACAGCAGTAACAAGTAAAGACCCGAATGTTGAGAATAAGCGTGGCAGGCGTTTAGAATTTGGACCTGATGGCAAGTTAGAAACTGCAGAAACAGAAGTTATCTCATTTTTAGAATGGAAAGTAAAACACCCTTCTCCTTTTAGTCGGATCACTAAAATTCAAGAAGAAGTTTACAAAGGTGAAGAAGAAGATAAAGACGAAGATAAAGATAAATCTAAAAAGAAATAATTAAAATAAAGGACTGGTGAGTATGCAGGAATTAAACTGGAATAACGATAACGAACAAAATTTAGAATTTCCAGTCCATTATTGGAATTATATCGAGAAAATGTTTTCTCAATTTGGTACAGGTGAGCATATTGTCACTAAAGCTTTTGAAGCAGATAATGATTATTTAGGCTTCACAGATGATTATGATTTTTGCTGGGGGCCTCTTAATGAAGGCGAAGGATTACCAATACAAGTTTATCCTGACAATTGGGAAACCGACCCTGTTACTAAAATAGAATACACCACACAGGATTATGGATATAACGAGTATTCGGGCAGGTTATGGGGGGTATATCAAGCAAGTATAGGCGAAATATATCTGCTTAAAGCTAATGAAGAATTAACTGGTTGGGATAGAAATGAATTGTTAGCTTTTTCTCCTACAGGGAGTCAAAAACCGACAATAGAGTTTAATCCAGCAGGGCATTATGAAATAGCAGTAGAAATAACAATAGCTGGTACTGGAGTTAAAGAAATATGGCTAATGAGTTATCCTTATGAAGGAAGTAGTATAAGAAAAATTTGTAACGGCAGCTCGCCAACTTTAGTATTAAATCACAACAAAGAGTTAGTTTTGTTTTATGGCGATCAAGAACAAACTAATATTTATTATAGATTAGAAAATGAAAGTTATAATACTGAACACAGTATAGACTATATATTTGAGCCGGAAAGAACTTTAGACTTCATTAATGCTTTTAAAATTGATGAAAAAGAAATAGTTGCAAAACCATACCCAGAGTTTAGCCCTGACCCAATAGAATACAGCGGAAAATTAATAGTTTTTTATAAGCGTGATGATGATTATAAACCTTATAAATACACAATAACAGATGAACTTTACAGATATGTATTTAAATATAAAGAACCTGTTTTAGAGCCTTATTTTGATGATATTATTAATAGCATTGATATAGATGTAAGTAATTTAACCTGGGAAGATATGAGATATTTAATTAATCTATTTTCTTCACCAGAAGCAGATATATATATTGAAGGACAGAAAGAGCAGGAAAGCATATCAACAACGTTAAACACAGCAGGTGAAGGTTCAGTTTTAATAATACCATATAATACAGTATATAAACTTGTGTTAGAAAAAGAAGGTATTATAGAGGACAGCTGGGGATTATTAATATTTAACAATGATGAAACTAAAATGATGGATATAAATGTACCATTTTTAGGTGATGACAGTAAGCCTGTAGAAAATAACAATATAGATATATCAATTAGTAATATTTTGTGGGATTTAGCAGGTATAGATTTAAATATACACGCTTTTAATCAGGAGGATTTAACTGATTTATTCGGAACAACAATAACTATAGAAGCACAAAGAGAACAACCTGAATTATCATCTGTAACAGATAGCACGGGTAATGCTTTATTTACTGATGTAATACCTTATGAAACAGTATATCAGCTTACTGTTGAGGACAGCAGTTTAGGAATAAATAGAGCTATAGGATTATTAAATAATTTTACTCCTGGAAGCAGTCAGAATATAGAGTTGCCGTTTATATCTCCTTTTGTAGAAAATAGCAGTATTGATATTTTAACAGCGGTAGAATGGGAAACAATGTATATTACTACTACTATAACTGTAAAGGATTTAGCTGGAAATTCTATAGATGGTGCTGATATTACTATTGAAGCACAAAGAGATATGCCAGAGATTAACTTAACTACAGATGTCAACGGTCAGGTAATAGAAGATTTATTGGTTTATGATACAGCATATAATTTTATTATTTCTAAAACAGGATATGTAGTGGAAGATAATTTATCGCTATTAGTCGAAAATATAGCAAGTAAGGCAAGAAGTGTAGATATGTATATTTCTGACGGAGAGTTTGATAGATCAGAAAATAACAGTATAGACATAGTTGTAAATTCAGTATTGTGGCTGGAGGTATAAAATGAATTTAAACTTTGATTTTGGAATACAGGGTAAAGTTAAATATGAGTTAACTGATACAAGAAACGGAAAAAAAGAAATTATTGAAGAAAATAATATACTTTTGGATAATTATTTGAATAAGTTTTTTACTGGTAATTTTGGATTACTTAATGCAAGTGTGTTTAATAGGTGTTATCTTGGAGATAGCAATATAGCACCAACCAGAAGCCAAACAGGACTGCAGGGAAATCAATTAGCGGTTGTAAATCCTGTAGAAAAAGTAGAAGATAATTTAGGCTTATTAATAAACAATAATAACCAAATAACAAACCTCACAGGACATTCAAATTATGTTTATTCTGTAGCCTTCTCACCTGACGGCAACTATGTAGTCAGCGGTAGTGATGATAACACAGCAAAGGTGTGGGAGTATGATACAGGTAATGTGATAACAACCTTCACAGGACATTCAGATGATGTTCGTTCTGTAGCCTTCTCACCTGACGGTAACTATGTAGTCAGCGGAAGCTGGGATAACACAGCAAAGGTGTGGGAAGTAGCAACAGGTAATGTGATAACAACCTTCACAGGACATTC